GGCTACCCCCACCGCATCCTGGTAGTGCTCCAGCCGCGCTATGCGGCATGGGGGCCCGGCCTATGAGCAACACCTCCACCGCACTTGTCGGGGGGCTGCTGCTCGCCGTTGCCGCAGGCATCGGCGGCTATGGCTACGGCCTCGACCAGGGCAAGGCCCTGGAGAAGGGCCGCCAGGACGCCAAAGCCCTCGAAACCATCACCGACCAGATCGCGGCCCATGCCGACCTGGTCAAGCGCTCAGGCGCGGCCAGCAAGGGCATGCGCGCCGCCGTGGCCCAGCTCGAAAGGGCCAACACCCAAACCACCACGGAGATCGCCGATGCGCTCACCACCACTGCTCCTGAGCGCGCTGATTGCGTGTTCCCTCCTGACGTCGTGCGCGGCCTTCAAGCCGCCCGCGACCGCGCTGCCGAAGCAGCCGCCAGCGGAATACGCGGTGCGCTGCCCAGCCCCCTCGCCAGCCCCGCGCGGCCTGCAAGTGGACCCGGTAGCCCTTGAGCTCAAGTCCATGTACGACCTGTACGGCCTGTGCGCTGGCCGCATGACGGACCTTTTGAACTGGCTCGATACGGAGGGCCTGCGTTGACCGACGACATCGACCGCGCCCAGGAGCGCGAGGCCCAGATGCTGGCTGACGCCCTGCGCGATCAGGCGCGCCGCTCGGGGCTAGCAGGCAAAACGTCCGCCGACTCTGCCGAGTTTTGCCAGGCGCGCGGATGTGGCGAGGAAATCCCCGACGCCCGGCGCCAGAAGGTGCCAGGCGTTCAGTTTTGTGTGGCGTGCCAGGCACGCCGCGAAAAGAGAGGCAACCGGTGAATCCACTGCAGATCGACTTTTGGCAACTGGTGGGCTTCGGCGGCGCCCTGTTGTCTGGCTTCGCCGCAATCATCTTTGGTGCGGGCCGTCTGATCGCAGCCCAGTTCGAGACACGCATCACCGAACGCTTCGAGGGCTTGCGCAAGGACCGCGAGGCCGAGGAAGCACGCACCAATGAGCGCTTCGATGCGCTGCAGCGCGCCCGCGAGCTGGAGGCACAGGGCATCTCCAGCCTGGAGCGCGATTTCCTGCGCTTCCAGGCCGACCTGCCCCTTCACTACGTGCGCCGCGAGGACTACGTGCGCGGCCAATCCATCGTGGAAGCCAAGCTCGACGGCCTGGCAACCAAGATCGACAACGCGCAGCTGCGCGCATCCATGAACGAACGAGGGAGCCCATGAGCACCGCCATCGACACAGCCCGTATCCGCCGCGAAAACCTGCGGTGGCTCATCATCCTGACCCTGAACAACGCCCGCCCCATCGGTGCATTTGAAGGCCCTATCCTGTCCGTCGCCCAGTCGGAATACCCGGACGCAACGCCGCTGGAGCTGCGGCGCGAGATGGACTACCTGCACGACCGCCAGCTCGTACAGGTGGACAAGCAGCCCACCGGCCGCTGGTTCGCGGAGCTCACCCGCATCGGCGTGGACCTGGCCGAGTACACCATCCCCTGCGAGCCCGGCATTGCCCGGCCAGCGAAGTACTGGTAACCCATGGGCCGCAAAAGCAGCATCGACCGGCTCGACCCGGAGATCAAGGCGTACATCCAGGCCATGCTCGCTTCGGGCAGCATGACGCTGGACGAGCTGATCGCCGACCTGCAGGCGCGCTACCCCGCCGCAGCGACGGCGGGCAGCTTGCCCAGCCGTTCGGCCGTGGGCCGCTACGGCCAGAAGCTGGAGCGTCGCCTGTCGGCCATCCGCGCCAGCACCGAAGCCGCAAAGATGATCCAGGCGCACGCGGGCGACGACAAAGACGCCCGCAGCGAGGCCCTCACGGCCATGGTGCAGACCGAGCTGTTCGAAGCCATCCTGGCCCTGCAGGAAGCCGACGAAGTGGGCGAAGACGGCGAAAAGGCCGACCCCGGTGAGCGTGTGGCCCTGCTCAGCAAGGCCGCCAAGAACATCGCCACGCTCACCCGCTCCAGCATCAACCTCAAGGAGTTCCAGGCCAAGGTCGAGGAAGCCACACGCAAGAAGCTGCTGGCCGAGCAGGAGGCCAATCTGCAGGAGGTCGCCAAGGCCCAAGGCATGGACGAAGCCCAGGTGGACTTCTGGCGTCGCAAGTTCCTGGGCATCGGGACTTAGCCATGCACGCCATCAAGCCGCTGGCAACAACCCTGCGCACGCTGGAATGGGACGACCTCCCCGCCAGCGTGCGGTCCATTCCGGAGGGCTTCGACCCGCTGGCCGATGGCGTGCTGATGAAGCACCAACGCGAGGTGGCGTCCATCCAGGCTGCCATCATCGCCGTGCCCAAGGGGCGCCGCACGGGCATCACCTTCGGCACCATGCTCAACAAGACGCTGGTGGCCGCCGCCCGCAAGAGCGCTGGGGGCGACAACGTCTACTACATCGGCGACACCAAGGAGAAGGGCCTCGAAGCCATTGGCTATTGCGCCAAGTTCGCGCGCGTCATTGCCCAGGCCCAGGGCCAAGGCATTTCCGGGGTCGAAGAGTTCCTGTTTGAGGACCAGGACGACAACGGCAAAACCCGCCACATCACGGCCTACCGCATCCGCTTTGCCTCGGGCTTTCAGGTGTGCGCACTCTCCAGCCGCCCCGCCAACATCCGGGGCCTGCAGGGCCACGTCGTCATCGACGAGGCTGCATTCCACCCCGACGTGCAGGGCGTGCTCGACGCCGCCACCGCGCTGCTGATCTGGGGCGGCCAGATCACCGTCATCAGCTCGCACAACGGCAAGAACAACCCCTTCGCCCAGTTCTGCCGCGACATCGAGGCGGGCCGCTACGGTGCCGATGCCCGCGTGGTCACCGTCACCTTTGACGATGCCGTGGCCAACGGCCTGTACGAGCGCGTCTGCTTCATGAAGGGCACCCCGCCCACCGGTGAGGGCAAGCAAGCCTGGTACAGCAAGATTCGCAACGGCTACGGCGTGCGCAAGGCCGCCATGCGCGAAGAGCTGGACGCAATCCCGCGCGATGGCAACGGCGTCTGTCTGCCCGGGGTCTGGATTGAGCAGGCCATGGTGCTGCCCGAAACCTGCGTGCTGCGCCTCGCACTGGACGAGGACTTCACCACCAAGAGCCCGACCGAGCGCGAAGCCTGGGTGGCCGACTGGATCGAGCGGTATCTCGCCCCGGCCCTGGATCGCCTCGACAAGACGGTGCGCCACGTATTCAGCCACGACTACGCACGCCACCGCGACTTCTCCATCTGGGGCGCCACAGCCCTGACCACGGGCATGCGCCGCCAGGTGCCTCTCGTCGTCGAAATGCACAAGGTGCCCTACGCCCAGCAAAAGCAGATCACCTGGTACGCCATCGAGCGCCTGCCGCGCCGCTGCGGCGGCGCCATGGATGCAGGCGGCAATGGCGAGCCGCTGGCCGAGGAAACCGCCGACAAGTTTGGCCACACCCACGTGCATCAGGTCAAGTTCAACCGTGCCTGGTATGGCACATGGATGCCCAAGCTGGTGCAGGGCTTTGAGGACGGCATGATCGATATCGCTGCCGACCCCAACATCGCCCAAGACCTGCGCGCCATCGAAGAGGTGGACGGCATCCCCATGGTCGCCAAGGTGCGCCGCAAGGACATCAAGGACCCGGACCTGTTCCGCCACGGCGACAGCGCCTCCATGCTCGCCCTGGGCTGGTTCGCCACGCTCAACCTGAGCGCGGCCATCGACTTCATTCCATTGCCCGCGCTGCCGCGCGGCTTCGACAACCTCGGCGCGGCCGGCAACAGCGACGAGGCCGAGGATTACCTCCGCCTGGTCGAGCCGCGCGCTACCTGGTAGGCACCCCCATGGCAACTTCCCGCATCCTCGGCCCGGACGGCCAGCCCATCAAAACGCCCGACCTGGCAGAGCCACAGACCGCCCGGCTGGCCCACCTGCAGCGCGAGCTGCAGAGCCACCCCACGCGCGGCCTCACGCCCTCACGCCTGGCAAAGATTCTGGACGCTGCCGAGAACGGCGACCTGGTCGCCCAGTTCGAGCTGTTCGAGGACATGGAAGAAAAAGACGGCCACATTGCCGCCGAGATGGGCAAGCGCCGCCGCGCCTGCGTGCTCGACTGGAACGTGGTGCCTCCCGAGGGCGCCGACGCTGCCGAGAAGAAGGCCGCCGAGCAGCTCGGCGAGCTGCTCACCGAGATCCCGGACTTTGAGGACATGGTGTTTGACCTGACCGACGCCATTGGCAAGGGCTACGCCTGCCTGGAGCTGGAATGGCACCGTGTGGAGGGCCTGTGGGTGCCCAAGACCATCACGCACCGCCCGCAGTCCTGGTTCACCCTCAACCGGGGCTATCGGCAAGAGCTGCGCCTGCGCACCAACACCGTCAGCGCCTCCGAGGCCGGGCCCGTGCAGGGCGACCCCCTCACGCCCTTTGGCTGGATCACGCACGTGCACAAGGCCAAGAGCGGCTACCTGGAGCGCTCGGCGCTGTTTCGCCAATTGGTGTGGACCTACCTGTTCAAAAACTACAGCGTTGGCGACCTGGCCGAGTTCCTGGAGATCTACGGCATCCCTGTGCGCATCGGCAAATACCCCGCCAGCGCCAGCGAAAAGGAGAAGGCCACGCTCCTGCGCGCGCTTGCAGCCGTGGGGCACAACGCGGCGGGCATCATCCCCGACGGCATGCTGATCGAGTTCGAGAACGCGGCAACCGGCGACCCGGACGCATTCATGGCCATGATCGACTGGTGCGAGAAGAACCAGTCCAAGGTCATCCTGGGCGGCACCCTCACCAGTGGCGCGGACGGCAAAAGCAGCACCAATGCCCTGGGCAACGTGCACAACGAAGTGCGCAAGGACCTGCGCGACGGGGATGTGCGCCAGGCCAACACCACGCTCACCCGCGACCTGGTCTTTGCAGTGGCCTCGCTCAATGGTCTGGTGCCGGGTGGCCTGCGCCGCGTGCCTCAGTTCCGCCTGAACGCCCAGGAACGCGAAGACCTCGGTACTTACTCCACCGCGCTGCCCGCGCTGGTCAACATGGGCGTGCGTCCTCCCGTGGCCTGGGTGCATGAGCGCCTGGGCATACCGGTGGCCCAGGGCAACGAACCGGTGCTGATGCCCGCAGGCTCTACCGCACCAGCCCCCACGGCCACGGCCGCCGCTACAGCCGCCCCCCCTGTGCCCACCGGCACCGCTGTGCCTGGCATGCTCCCGCCCCCGCAGCAGATGCAGCCGCAACTGGCCGCCAATCTGGCCCCCGCCGTCAGCACCTGGCTCGACCAGGTGCGCGAGCTGGTCATGCGCGCCCAGTCGCTTGCCGATATCCGCGACGGCCTGGACGCACTGTTGCCCGACATGACGCTCGACCAGTACGCCGCCGCCATGGCCGTGGCACTGCGCACCGCTGAAATGGCGGGGCGCTACGAGGTCATGCAGGAAGCCGCTGGTGCCGCCAGCGGCGGGGGCGCCTAGAAGCCGCGCAGGCCCCTTTGCGCCCCCGTTGCACATCCGCGCCCCCGTTCCCGCCCTGTAAACGTTTATAAAAGCCTTCCGGCCCTCACCGCATGCCGACCGCCTCCTACGGATCGCTCCCTTTCACCGAGCAGGCCGAATTTTTTCGGCGCAAGCTGAATCTGCCCACCGATGGCTGGACCGATATTTACACCCGCGAGCACGACTGGGCATTTGTGGTGGCCGGCGCCAACCGCGACGCCATCGTTACCGACTTCCGCGCGGCAGTTGAGAAGGCCATTGCAGGCGGCAGCACCCTCGAAGACTTCCGCAAGGACTTCGACAGCATCGTGGCCCGCCACGGCTGGGACTACAACGGCGGGCGCAACTGGCGCAGCCGCGTCATCTACGACACCAACCTGGCCACCAGCTACGCGGCCGGGCGCTGGCAGCAGCTGCAGGCGGCGCCGTACTGGCAGTACGACCATCAGGACTGGGTGCAGAACCCGCGCCCCCAGCACGTTAGCTGGGACGGCCTGGTGCTGGAGCGGGAGAACGCCTTCTGGCAAACCCACTTCCCACCCAACGGGTGGGGATGCCATTGCAAGGTCAAAGGCCTGTGGCCGCGCGACCTGCAGCGCCTGGGAAAGTCCGGGCCCGACCAGGCGCCCGAGGTCAACCTGGTGGAGCGCACTATCGGCCAGCGCAGCCTCAACGGCCCGCGCACCGTGCGGGTGCCAGAAGGCATCGACCCTGGTTTTGAATACGCGCCTGGCGCAACCCGCCTGCGCAGCGCCATTCCCCCAGAGCGGCCCGATCCGCCGATTCCAGGCAGCGCAGGCGGCCCCGGACTGCCCAACCGCCGCCCGCTCGATCCACTGCCGCCCCCCCGGCCGGTACCGGCCAGCGATCTGCTGCCCCCGGGCCTGCAGCCACAGCAGTACTTGGACGCCTATCTGGGCGCATTGGGGGCAGAGCCCGGCGCACCGGCCATCGTGCGCGATGTGATCGGCGAACGCCTGGTCGTAGGGCAAGAGCTGTTCACCGATGCCAAAGGCAACCTCAAGGTCACCAAGCGCGGGCGCGAGCAGTACTTGCCTCTTCTGGCCCGCGCGCTGCTGGAGCCCGACGAAATCTGGGCACGCATCGAATGGATGCATTCACAGGCGCGCGCAGTGGTGCGCCGCCGCTACGTGGCCCGCTTTGTCGTTGAGGGTGAGCAGGCGCCAGCCTTGGCGGTTTTTGAGCAAGGGGCGGATGGCTGGTCTGGCGTCACCACATTCCAGGGGGTCACGCAAGCCGAAGACGAGTGGCGCGTGGGCGTGCTGCTGTACAAGCGTTTGGCTGAATAGGCCAGAAACAAAAAAGCCAGCACGGCGCCACGTGCTGGCTCCTCCAGGTGTAGGGTCGGTGGGCCTGGCGCGGCCGTCTCACCTGATGAGGTGATGGCAATTGTAGGAGATCACGGCCATGGCAGGAACCCACGTCACATTCACCGTCGATGACCGGGCTGTGCTCGACATGCTCGCCCGCCAGGCGCTGCCGCCTGGCAGCGACGTGATGAACCGCCTGGGCGAATACCTGCAGAGTTCGACCGAGGCACGCTTCAAAACCCAGACGGCGCCAGACGGCTCCGCCTGGCAACCATTGCAACCCCGTTACGCCAAGCGAAAGAAATACGCCAAGGACAAAATCCTGACCTTGCGCGGCTACCTGCGCAGCGGCATTCACTACCAGGTCACGGGTGACGCTGAGGTACAGGTGGGCAGCAACACGAAGTACGCAGCCATCCACCAGTTTGGCGGCGCCATCGAGAAGCCAGCGCGCCAAGCCATAGTGCGCTATCGCAGTGAAGCCGGACGTGTTCTGTTCGCAGGCAAGAAGCACCAGGGCGCAACGGAGCGCCAGGTCACTATTCCGGCGCACCAGGTCAACATGCCAGCGCGGCCATATCTCGGTATCAGCGCCGCCGACGACGCGGAGATCAGGGCAATCATCCTGGACTGGGTTTCTAGCCTGCGCAAATAGGGTCCTGGTTCCCAATACTTCCGCCCCACTGCCGCCGACCATGGCGGCATGTCTCAACGCACCGCCTCCCGTAGCACCCGCATCGCTGTTTGCAGCGCAGGCGCCGCCGCCCTGGCCATCGCCGCCTGCACCTTCGGCGTGCCCGCCAAGACCGCACAAACGGCGGGCGGCACGGTCATGCTGCAGCTCACCCCGGCGGGCACCTTCAAGCCCAACGATGGCCGCGCGCTCAAGCCCGGCGCCTGGCGCATTGACGCCGCCAGCGCGCAGCGCGTTATCGAGCGGTTCAAGAGCCGTGGCAAGCCCCCGGTCATCGACTACGAGCACCAGACCCTCAAGAAGGAACGGAACGGCCAGCCAGCACCCGCAGCGGGCTGGATTCGTGACCTGCGCTGGGTTGAAGGCCAGGGCCTGTACGCCGTGGCCGAGCTCACGGCCCGCGCCCGCGACTACATCAAGGCGGGCGAGTACCTGTACTTCTCCCCCGTCTTTGAGTACGACGAAGCCACCGGCACGGTGCTCGCCGTGCACATGGGCGCGCTCACCAACGACCCCGGCATCAGCGGCATGGAGCCGCTGTCCCTGGTGGCCGCCGCCACCGCCGCTTTCCTTCCCCCCAACCCTCCACGACAGGAGCCCTCCGTGAACCCCTTGCTCAAAGCCTTGCTGGCCGCCCTTGGCCTGCCTGAAACCACCCCCGAGCCCGCAGCCATTGCTGCCCTCACGGCCCTGGGCCCGCTGCAGCCCCTGCAGGCCCGCGCCAACGTGGCCACGGCCGTCTGCACCGCGCTCAAGCTCCCGGCTGACGCCACGCCCGAGGCGGTCACCGCCGCGTGCACCACATTGCGCACGGCCCAGCCAGACACACCCGACCCGGCCAGGTTCGTGCCCATCGAATCGGTCACCGCCCTGCAAAGCCAGATCGCCGCCCTCACTGCCCGCCAGGTCCAGGCCGATGTGGAGGCTCAGATCAAGCCCGCGCTTGCCGACGGGCGCCTGCTGCCCGCGCTGGAGACCTGGGCTCGCGACCTGGGCAAGAAAGACATCGCTGCGCTCACCGCCTTCCTCACGGCCGCCAAGCCCATCGCCGCACTGGCTGGCACCCAGACAGGCGGCAAAGCGCCCATGGCTACAGCCAGTGGCGACCAGCAGCTCAGCGCCGACGAGCTGGCCGTGTGCAGCGCCATGGGCCTGACGCCCGAGGCCTACCGCAAGGCGGGCACCGCCATGGCCACAGGCGCCGCCGCCTGATCGCGGCCCATCCCTTCACCCACCGGAGATCGAAGTCCCATGCCTGCACTCACCCAAGACCGCAACACGTCGCGCCGCGACGGCAACCAGGTCGAGCCGCCCGTGGCCGCCACCACCCGCATCTGGGGCGGCTCCATCGTCTGCATCAATGCCGGGGGCTACGCAGTGCCTGGCGCCACCGCTACCACGCTCAAAGCCGTTGGCGTTGCTGAGGGCCGCGCCGACAACAGCGCGGGCGTTGCGGGCGCCATCCGCGTGCGCTGCCGCAAGGGCCCGCACCGCTTTGCCAACTCGGCCGCGGCCGACGCCATCGCGCTCACTGACGTGGGCAGCGACTGCTACATCGTGGACGACCAGACGGTCGCCAAAACCAACGGCACCAACACCCGCAGCGTGGCGGGCAAGGTGTTCGACGTGGATGCCGATGGCGTCTGGGTCGATTTCCGCTGATTCCCACTGCAACGGAGTTCCAACCCATCATGATCATCAATCACGGCAACCTCGCCATCCTCAACCAGTCGTTCAGCGCCGCCTTCGCCGGTGGCCTGGCCATGGCCGCGCCCATGTGGTCGCAGATCGCCACCCTGGTGCCCAGCACCACCAGCGAGCAAAAGTACGGCTGGCTGGGCAAGATCACCAAGTTCCGCGAATGGATCGGCGAGCGCCAGTACCAGAACCTGGTCGCGCACGACTACGCCATCAAGAACAAGACCTTTGAAAACACCGTATCGGTGGGCCGGGACGAGATCGAGGACGACCAATACGGCGTCTACAAACCCGTCATCAAGCAGCTGGGGCAAGACGCCGCGCTGCACCCGGACGAGCTGGTGTTCAGCCTGCTGAACGCGGGCTTCACCACCCCGTGCTACGACGGCCAGTACTTCTTCGACACCGACCACCCGGTAGGCGCGCCCGGCAACCAAACCAGCGTGAGCAACTTCCAGGGCGGCAGCGGCGCGGCCTGGTTTCTGGTGGACAACACCAAGGTCATCAAACCCATCATCTACCAGAAGCGCCGCGACTACGCCTTCCAGGCCAAGACCAGCCTGAGCGACGACAACGTCTTCAGCCGCAACGAGTTCGTGTGGGGCGCTGACGGCCGGGGCAACGCAGGCCTGGGCCTGTGGCAGCTCGCCTACGCCAGCAAAGAGACGCTGGACGTTAGCAGCTACGCCGACGCGCGCGCTGCCCACCAGTCCTTCAAGGGCGACAACGGCAAGCCCCTGGTCATCCGCAGTGCCGAACTGTGGGTGCCCCCCTCCCTGGAGCAGGCCGCGCTGGAAGTGGTGCAGGCCGAGCGCCTGGCCAACGGTGCCAGCAACGTGATGCGCAACCTCTCCAAGGTTGTGGTCTGCCCCTGGCTCACCGCCTGACCGCCCACCGGCACAACCCGTAGGAGCAACACACATGGCAACCGCCAAGAAGAACCAATCCGCCGCTGCTGCAGCGGCCAAAGCCGCCACGGCAATCTTGCCTGGCGATCCCGCCCCCGGCATGCGCCAGGTGCTGCAGGTCATCAGCAAGCGCGACGGCTTCCGCCGCGCGGGCCGCGAATGGCACGGCACCACCTTTGTACCCGTGGAAGAGCTGACGCGCGAGCAGTTCGAGCAGATTGACCGCGAACCCATGCTGGTCGCCCAGCTCATGGAAGTGCCCGAAGAGCAAGTGGGCGAGCTTGCCGCCCCCGACGGCGCTGACGGCAGCGAAACCGGGACCTGACACCACCCCAGCGAAGGGCTTTGACCCGCGCGCTTCGTTCTCCCGGCGCGCGGGGAGCCCAGGGAGAACTCCACCGCCAACCTCAAGCCGGGGCTGGATAACGGGAAGGGTTTTGGATTAGCCCCGGCCATTTGACGCCTCCCACCACCATGCCCTACATCACCACCGCCGAACTGGCTGAGCGCCCCGGAGCCCGCGAGCTGGCCCTGGCCGCCAGCAGCGACACCGCGCCCGTGGTGGCCTATGCGCTCATGGACGCCACCTTGCGTGGCGCCGACCGAAGCGCCTG